AAGAAGACAAGCCACCTAAACGAACCTACGTCGGTGTTAGGTAGAAGGTTAAGGCTAAACGTACCGTTACCAGCGTTACCTTCAAATAGCTTAACGTTAGTACCTTCTTGACAGCGGTGTATTCGGTTTAAGCCCCCGCTGGTGTCACTAGTTCGCCCTGCTGGTTCAGTTTGACTAGGGTATAAGTCAAATTTATAGGTAATAATACGACCCGATTTTATATTGTCTTCGTTCCTGCCTTCGTACGTACCTACGTAAAGCGTACCCCTACTAGCGAAGTTACCGTTTAACGTGTCACATTGTACGTGTAGCCACTCTAGTTCGTCAATGTCTAAATATATTGATTTTATAAAGTCACCTGTCCACGTGTACACCATTATACGTGAGCCGTACTCGTTACCTGCTACAGTTCCGTAGCGGTTATCTAAGCCAGCGAATATATAAAACTGGTTACACCATAGCCCCTGTTTAACTAGTGTGCTGTAATTGTTATGTAGTTTAATACGATAAATAAATACCCAGTCGTAACTATAAACGCTTAAGTACGTAGCACCTGTAACGCCTACCACAAAAACGTTATCGTGGGCGTTATATGATATACCCCACGTGTCGCCCCCTATATCGAACCTGTTAACTTCTTCTAGGGTGTTAGGGTCAACCCTACTACACCAGCTTGTTACGTTAGCGTGTGCTATGTAAATATAACCGTCTTTACTACAGTAGGTCATATCGTTAGCGTGGGTGTAGCTGGTGTTTTCTTTTTCTAAAAGTATTTTGCCTGAATACATATCAATTTTTTGAAGTTTAGTACTAGCGTTATTGTCTTGTACTAAAGCCCTATAGATATATCTACCGTCACTACAAGCACCTTGCGGGGTAAAAGCCCCTGTAACGTCGTCACGTAATACCGTGCCGTATTCTACTTTAAGTTCGTCGTAGCGTACTTCCCACGCCTTAGGTATATACTTAGATAAGTCAATATCTTGTAAAATTGTTTCAGCTGGACAGTCCACAGGTTTACATACTTTACACTTGGGCGGTATTGCATAATGTTTTATAGTTCTTATATCTTCCATATTAGTAAACTCCTAAAAATAAGTCTTGTAGCCTTTCAATAATCATAACGTCAATGTTTATCGTTATATCTCTTTCGGCTTGTATCATTTGTTGTGACGTTGTAACGCCTATGTTACCTTTACGCCAGCCCTTGTGTTTGTTGTCGGTCTTGCTGTCGCTCTTGCCGTGACTGTCCACTTTAGTAGCTCCGCTTAAGTAGTTGTCTAAGTTGTCTATGCTACTTTGTGGGGTGTCGCTAGTACGTTCTACTTGCCCGCCTTCGCTGGTAGCGTTGTTCTTGCTTTCGTCGGTAAATTCTTCTTCCATTGAATAGTTTTCAATAGGGTTGTAGTCGTACTGGGTTGTCTTGTAAAGGTCAACGTAGTAGGGCATAATTTCCCGCATACGTACGTTTACTTCGTGTTTGAACCTTCCCCACGTTTCAAAGCCTATTTCACTATGGTAATAGTGTTCTATGATTTTCTTTTCTAGTTCGGGTCGGTGTTCTTCCTTCCATATAGGGTACTTGTCGTCGGGGTCGAATAAGATAGCCCCGCACTCTATAAACTTCCTAAGCTCCAGCGTTACCCCACTGTTACTATCGGGTAGTAGGTTCTTGTATAGGCTTAATCTCATCACCGTTACCCCCTTGTCGTGTCGTTCTAAGTTCTACCGTTATGTTTGTACCAAACATAGCGTTAACCTGTTCTATAGCTTGTTTACGGCTTTCTAAAAACATTTGACTACAGCTATCTATATATTGATTATTAGCGTTAGCTTCGTCGGTTATTAGCCGTTCTTTCTTATCGACGTTAGCGTTATTGATCCCTAAGTACGTTAAGCACTCGTTAAGCATATCGTGGTAAACGTCGGTAAGCTCCGCTGTTACAGGTTTAACGCCTGTAGGCAATACCTTTATAACTTCTTCAAGGTTAATAACATTTTTGTTAGATACGATAGCGTGTACGTTGTTGTCAATGTCCTGTAGTATCTTCTTAACCGTTAGTAGCTGTTTGTCGTCGGTTGCAATAACAAACGGTAGCTTAAGCGTTTTTATATTGACGTCCCTAGCCCGTATTACTTCATACATTTGACGTACAAAGTAGGTCACTATTTCGCTGGTCGGCATACGTAACTTGTTATTTACCATTAGTACGCCCTTGTCGGCTGGTATTTCAGCCGTATAGTTAAAGCCTGTTACACGGTACTTAGTGGGGTCGCCTAAGACGTTGACCCCTACGCCCTGACAGGGCAAGCACATAATACCGTAGTAGCTGTCTTCGAACCAAAAACACTTACCTTCGTCGAATAAGTAGCGTTCTATGTGGCGTTCTTCGGTTAAAAGATCGTCAAGCCCGCTGTATTTCATTTGGTTAACCGCTAGCAACCTTAAACGCTTGTATAAAAAACTTTCGGTTATAAGGTTGTCTAAGTCAGTTTCAGTTACTTTTTTGTTTTTCATATTGTCACCTATAATAGTATTGTTTCGATATTTTCAAAGCTGTAGTCGTACGGCTTAAAGTTGACCGTGTTATAGTGCCAAAAAGTTATACCGTTATCGAATATAGCTTTAATTCTTGCTAGATCGTCTTGATTAAACGAACCTACTATATTAGCCCCTACGGTCTTAACGTAGTTGTAGCGTAGCCTTGTTTTAAGGTTAGGTAGCTTAACCCTTTTAACCGTATAGCCCGAAGTGGCGAAGGTGTCAGCTAGTAGCTGTTCAAATTCGCAGCATACTTTAAGGCGGTAGAAGGTTAAATACTTGTTGTTATCGTGAATATTAAAGCTTATATCATTAGCACTTAGCACTTGGTCGGGTACGTTTTTAAGGTCTTTAGCCTTAGCGTTTTGGCTACGTATTAAATTAGTGTAGTTAACCCCACCACCTACAACGCCACTTATAGCCCCGATAGTCGCCCCACCTACAGCACCAGCTACACCACCCGAAAGCGAACCACCTATAGCCCCGTTAACCGTACCTGTAACAGTACCAGCTACAGCACTGGTTAAAGCGTTTGTACGGTCAGCTTGTAGCTGGTTACGGTTTTGTAACATATAGCTATAGTAAGCGTCAATAGTTATGGGTATATCTTCTTGTATTGTTTGTAGTACGTGACTGTTACGCCCTTCGGGGTCTTTCCTGTAACCTTCTACCCAGTAGCGTGCTGGGGCGTTAAAGCATATACCTTGTGTAAAGTCTACTTTGATTTTGTCAGCCCCTATGTATTCGTTTTTAATAATAGCGGGCTGGTTCTTCCAGTCGGTTAAAAGGTTGTACCTGTAAGGGTGTGTTAGTAGCTTACTTTCAAAGCGTTTGTCACGGGGTACTTTATAGGGGTTTGCTTTTACTTCTTGCCATTGTTCTTGGGTCGGTAAAGCTCCTTCTATACCTTCGTATAAGCCTAGTTCAGCTAGTAGCTTAAAGTTGTTATCGTCTTCAAAATTTATACTGTCAATTACGGCAAAAATACCAAATTGACCCGCTGAAGTGCTTTTACCTAAAGTAGTATAAGTAACTTTTACCCTGCTATCGCTTATAGTGTTTACTTGGTATTCGCCTACCTTAAAATTAAATGGTAAATAGGGTAGTCGTACTATTTGTAACACGAAGTCGGCTAGTTCACTTTCAGCTATGATTTTTGAAAAGTCTTTAACACTGTTTACGTGCATACCTACTTCAGCTGTCATATCGCTAGCTAAATAACCCGATATAGTTAGCTGACCTTCTTTAGCTGGTAGTAAGATATAAACGTATGGGTTAACTACTTTATTTATAGTAGTGGGGTGACTTCCCCTATTTTCTAAAACATTGTAGCCCGATTTCATAACAGCTAAATACCAGTCGTAAACATAGTCGGTATTTTCGGCTAAGATATTAAAAGCACTTTCTACGGTGTATTCGCTCCCGTAGTCTAAGCCTTCGTCGGTACGGCTGTAAACGGGTTCGTGTTTAGCTGTCCACCTGTCTACGTGTTCTTGTAGTACGTAGCTTTCTTTAACTTCGTAGTCAAACATATAGGTTTGTAGTACGTCAGTTTCGAAGTAAATATAGCTAGCGTTATCGCTTATGTACTCTTTGGTTGTTACAAAACAGTAGTATAGTTTAGCGTTTTCTTCAGCCCTAAAAAATAGGTAGTTAACGTCTTCAAGTTCCGTTAAATTTTTATTTACTTTTATGTAACCTTGTGTACGCCTTATATACATAAAGTCACTTATACTAAATTTTATCAAAGAACCCCAGTAACTTTGTTGTTCGCTGGGGTTTTTGAAGTCAATAGTATTAGTGTAGCTGTTATCTATAATAGCGTTAGCACATAGGTAAACAGTTCCACTAGGTTTTGGCATAGGCTTACGCTCCTGTCGTCGTAGTTCCTACGGCTTTAGTACCGAACCTGATAGCTGTTTTGAACTTGCTATAGCTTAGCACTTGCCAAATGTGTAACCAGTAGTTAGTGTACAAGCCGTCGGGGTTAAATAACTGGGTCATTTCGTTCTTAGTGTCGTAAACTTTGAACCAGTTTTTATCACATAACAAAGCGTATGTACCGTTATCGTCTTTACCGAAGTTGTCAAGCTCTACCACTTCTACACCTAACTTAGCGTAGTCAGCTCCAAAAATTGAGCTGTACAAGTCAACGTCAACGTGTGCGGGTATGTCTTTGTTAATGAATAAGACTAAATTTGACGGTTTAGTTAAGGTTTTTACGTGTGCTGGGTTGTAAAGCGTTGACGGGTATTGTACGTCTTTAATAGCCTTTTTAACGGTTCTAATAAAGTCTTTACAAGCTTTTTGTAGTTGTGCGTCGGTTTGCCCTGATACACCGATAGCACTAACCATATAGTCGTAAAAGTCTTTATTTGCTATACCTTCGGCTAGTAGTTCCTTCATGTGTACGTACTCGTCGTACTCAGCACCACTATAAAGGCTGTTAAATTGTGCTGTAATAAATTCGTCAAGCTTAGTAGCGTTAGTAAACGCCTTAATAACGTCGTCTTTGTAAAGGGTAATAACGTATTTGTCTTGACGGTTCATACGATGGTAAATAACCTTCGTGTCTTGGTAAGCTCTACGCTTAAACGGGTTAATACCGCTAGCACCTACGCCCCCTTCTTTGTCGTACGCCCCTTCGGCACTTCTAAAGCCTTCTACGAAGATGTCTTCTACGTCTTGCATAGTTAACAAAGTACCAGCCTTAAAGGGCTTAAGCTTGTTGTTAAACAAAGCTGTTTCGATAGTGGTTTTACCGATTTTATGAATTAAAGTGTTAATAAACGTGTTGTACTCTAAGTCATATTCGGCAAAAGCTCTACCGATTTCAGCTATGTTGTTTTTGGTTGCCACAGGAATACGGTTTTGGTAGTCGCTGTCGGCATTGTTCCTGATTGTGTTTAATACTTCTACGGATAAACTCATTTTATAAACTCCTTATAATTTTTATTTACGAAGTCGTCAAGGCTTTCAACTTCGATTTTTCCTTCTTTGTTTGGGTCTTCTTCGGGTGGGTTAGTTCCTTGTTGTTCCACCTTCAAAAATAGTTCACGGTTACGCTTTTGTAAGTCAAGGTTAATACCCTTAATGGTAGCTATTTCCGTGTCTTTATCGGCTAGTTGCTGGTCGGTTACGGCTTTG